AGGATCTAAAATATCTAAAAAGAAAGAGAAACAAACTTTTGAGACTAAAGAACTAAAGGTTGAATATAAAGAAATCAAATCAGATGAGACAAATTAAAATAAACGCAACAACCGGAAATGAAATATTAACGGCTCAAAATGTTAAAGACTACGCACGTATTGATACAAGCGCAGATGATAATTTAATTACTGCAATGATTTCTCAGGCTCGAATATGGTGTGAAAATTATATTTCAAGAGATATAGTTCCAAAAAATAGAACTTACTATTTAGACACAACCAATGGTTTGTTTGATTTACCTTTTGGCCCGATTGCTAGTATTTCTGAAATAACTATTGACGGAACGGCTACAACTGATTATGAAATACTTGGTTTAGATAATGAAACGATTGAATTAGATGGAGGCTCTGCTGAAAAAGTAAAAGTTACATACATAACAGTAGGGTTAAACGATGCTTTAGTAAAACAAGCGATGTTGCAACTTATATCTACTTATTATGATAATAGGTCGGATTTTACAACTGAGCAAAACGATGTCGCAGAAATACCAACATCAACAAGACAAATTTTAACGTCTTATAAAACTATGTTTATTTAATGGATGCGGGAAAACTAGATTCTAAAATAACAATAAAGCGATTAATTAAGTCGCCTGATGAATTTGGCGGATATAACTCTACTTTGTCAGAGGTTGCAACTGTATGGTGCAATTTAAAGCAGATTAGCGGAGATATAAGCGACAAACTAGGTAAAAGAACGCAAGACATTAAGATTGAAATAATGATGCGTAAAAACACCGCAGATTTAATTCAGTTAGGAGATATATTTACATTAGAGGGAGGTACAAAGAATTATCGTATAAATGAAAAGTATGAGTTTGATTTAGATTTTTATACTAAACTATTAGCAACAAAATCTGAATAAAATGAATATTAAAATCGACCAATCAGATTTGGCTCAACTTAAAAAAAAGTTAGACAATTTAAGAACATTTGATAAAACAACGCTTTCAAATGAACTTGGAAAGACTGGTGCCGATATTTCAAGAATTGCAACAAAAGCTGCGCCGTCTGATTATGGTACATTAAGGCAATCAATAAGGTATCAAAAACAAGGAAAAACTGTTGAGGTTATAGCCGGAGCAAAATATGCGCCTTATGTAGAATTTGGAACGGGTGCTTTTGTAACTTTTGATGATATGCTAGAACTTGGAATACCAAAGAGTTATGCAGCACAGTTTAAAGGCTCAAAGCCGGGTTATATGAAACCTCAGCCGTTTTTCTTTGGCTCTGCTAGAATAGGTCTAAAAAAATTATTAACTCGTTTAAATGGCGAAATTAAAAAAGCAATAAAATAATATGTTAGAGGCGATTCATTATGTAAGGAAAGCAATTATTGCGAAATTAAACGGCAATGTTTTAATTAACAATGTCGCCGTACCAGTTTACAATCGTATTCCAACGGATGCAACTTATCCATTGATTAGAGTTTATTCAGTTTCAACAGACGAAACAGACCAAAATCAACAATCATTTATAAGCGAAACAATAACACGAATTGAATGTATTTCAAAATTCTATTCAGATGATGGCGGACAATTAGATACTAATTTAATGGTATCTCAATGCTTACAAAAACTCAGAACTAGGTCTGCAAACTATATTGATTTAGCGCCAAACGGATTTAATGTTTATACAAGTGAAAACAACGGCGTAACTTATTTAGAGGATGATTTATCTGATTCAACTTATTTTAGAGGAATAATTGAATTGTCAAATAAAATTCAACAAACTGTTCCGGTAATTGTTTCATATACTGATCCTTTACAAAGTGAGTTGCAACTAGAATACAGAAACCAATATACAGATAGAATTGTAGCCGATGGAGGACAATACGAATCCATTGAATGTGCAACAGACGTATTATACAACCAATAAAATAATAAAAAAATGGCTAAAATAACCTATTCAGCAAAATTTGACAATGTAACTTCAGATTTACCGGCAATTAACAAAGTAGCTGCTGCTGATATGAACGAAATAAAAGACTCTGTAAATTCCTTATACGATTCAATCGGTGGTTGGGTTGATTATGAAGATTCAGCGACCGCAGTAACTCCAATAAATTTGACTGCAAATGTTTGGACAGATTTAACAAATAATAAGGCCGGAAGCGGAACAATAACAACATATAAGCCTAGTTTTGTAAGTGGCGAATTATGGAACTCAGCCTCTAACTCGTTAGATTTTTCTGAAGTTGGTGCCGGTAGAGTTATGATTGTTAGAAACGATTTCGATATAACTGCCGGAGCATCAAATACAAGACTTGACGCACGTTTATATTTTCCTGATACCGGAAAAACTGTTGAATTTATGCACGATAATATTGCAAACAATAATGATTTAGTAAGGTATTCAAGAACTACCCAATTATTTACGCATACAGATATTTTAACAAGTGGTTGTAAAATTCAAGTTAGAGTTGATAAATCAGGAGCAACTGCAACGGTTGAGAACTTTTTAATTACAGTTATATCTCATTTCTAAAGCAAAACAATGCGACAAATAAACAAAATCATCATCCATTGTAGCGCAACTCCGGAAGGTAGAAAAACAAGCGCTGAAGAAATAAAGAGTTGGCATTTAGAAAGAGGTTTTTCCGATATTGGTTATCATTATATTGTCCATTTAGACGGCTCAATTTCCTATGGTAGAAACATTGAGAAAATTGGCGCACATTCAAGAGGGCAAAATAAAATGTCGATAGGGGTTTGCTATATTGGAGGTTTAGACGAATGTTTAGATCCTAAAGATACAAGAACGCCACAACAAAAAGAAAGTCTTTTAATCTTGCTAAAAACACTAAAAAAATTACATTCTAAAGCGGTTATTTACGGCCACAGAGATTTTAGCGAAAAGGCTTGTCCGAGTTTTGATGCGTTTGATGAATATAAATTTATTGAGTAATGGCGAAGAAAAAATTTAAAGACACAAAGGTTGGTCAATTTATACTTAAAAAAATACCTGGATTTGTTGGCGATATACTTCCACAAAAAGGCGTTTTAGGAGTTGTTAAAAATTTGATTGACAACGAGCCTGAATTGACAAGTCAAGACAAAATACAATTACATAATGAACTCATTGAGTTATATGAGTTAGAAGTTGCAGACAGAGATTCTGCTAGAAAGCGAGAAGTTGAAAAGGCTAAATCAGGAGGCTTTGACTTTATGTTTAATCTAACCGGTGTTATTGGATTAGGCGCTTTTGCTTTTATTATTTATGCGATTGTTTATTTACAAATCCCGGAATCTAACAAAGAAGTTTGGATTCATTTGATTGGAATTTGTGAAGGAATTGTATTATCAATTTTCGGATATTTCTTTGGCTCTGCGGTTAGAAAAAACAACTAGTAACTAAAGTGTTTTAATTTTTGTATTTTTGTTTTTAAATTACAAAAATATGTCGTTAGCGGATCAAGCAAGTCTTTTACTTATACCAACCGGTTACAAATCACAAAAAGTTTATTCTATATTTCCTACTGATGGCGATGGGGATTTTGACTTTTCACGATCAAGTAGCGCCACAAGAATAGCAAAAAACGGATTAATAACAACTGTTGCTGCAAATGTTCCTAGACTTGAATATCCTTTGATTGATGGTGTAGTAAATGGATGTCCTAGTTTATTATTAGAGCCACAGAGGACTAATTTAGTAACGTATAGTGAAGACTTTAGTGATAGTAGTTGGACTAAATCAAATGTAAGTATTACAGTCAATTCTACAACAAGTCCAGATGGTTTGTTAAACGGTTCATTAATGACAATAACTGGCGGTACAGCTGACCAAAGAATTTCTGACAATGTTGCATATTCTGGGACTAATGTTTTTTCAGTCTTTGCAAAAGCAAATGATTCTAAATGGTTAAGTTTAAGAATTGGTTCGATTGCTAATAAATGGTTTGATTTAGAAAATGGTTTTTTAGGGGGTTCGACGATTACAACTGCATTTGTTGATTCTTTTATTGAAGATTTTGGGAACGGATGGTATCGTTGTGGTATAATTTTTACAGATAGTTCAACAACAAATACAAGAATTTATCCAGCCGAAAATGATTTAGATATAACACATACAAGCGGTTCAGTTTATATATATGGCGCACAAGCTGAATCTTCTTCAAGCTACGCTACTTCTTACATACCTACTAACGGAACTACAGTAACTAGACTAGCAGAAACTTGCAATGGAGCGGGTGATTCAGCTACGTTTAATGATTCAGAAGGTGTTTTGATGGCAGAGATTAGTGGGTTTGTTGATACTGATGATTATAGGATGATTTCATTAAATGCTGGAAATTCATCAAATACTTTATTTGTAGGTTTAAGAAATGATACGGGTAATGCATATTTTTTCTTGATAAGTGGTGGTATTGCTCAAGCGACTTATATTAGTGATGTAAATGCTACAAATACAAATGTAAAATTAGCAGTTAAATACAAGGAAAATGATGTTTCTTTTTATGTAAATGGTTTTGAATTATATACAGATAATACTGCAACAATGATTTCTGGATTAAATCAATTAGAGTTTAATTACGGAGACCCTTCAGAAAGTTTCCCTTTCTACGGAAACACAAAACAACTACAATATTACAATTTAGCATTAACAGATAGCGAATTAGAACAACTAACGTCTTGGACATCTTTTACAGATATGGCTAACGGACAACAATATTCAATACAATAGATATGGCAAATACTTTAAAATTCGGAAACGGTAATTGGGCAACAAAAGAAGGCTCAACCCTTGCGTATAATGATGAGAATGGGAACTTTAAGCCATTACCCTTCAATTTTAGTAGAGATTCAAGTGCTACTGTTATAAATAAAGATGGTTTAATTGAAGAAGTAGGTAGTGGACAACCAAGAGTAGATTATAAGGATGATAGTAAAGGTGCTTTGTTATTAGAGCCTAGTAGGACTAATTTATTTACTTATAGTGAAGAGTTTAGTAATGCTGCTTGGAGTAAAACAAACGTAACATTAGTAAGCGATAATGGAGTTTCGCCAGACGGAACAAGTAACGCAGATTTAATGTACCCAAATGCAACAGATACAAATTTCACATACA